AAATTGTAAAAGGACCTAATGATGAACTAGCAGCTGCATCGTTTGGATAGTTTCTTAAATCTAATTGTATAATAGAATTTCCTTGTTGATTTATAAAGTCAGGTATAATTCTACTTACTCTCATAATGTTTTCTCCATCTCCTCTAAGATCAGCCATGTTAGTAGCTGCTCCTCTTACAACTTTTTGTGTAATATCATAATCACCAGAGGTAATGTTAGCTGGAATAGCTGTTGTTACTCCTCCTCTTATTTGATTAACTCCTGTTTCATGTTCATAGTAATAAGTAATTCCTTCTGTATTACCTTCTACATCAAATGAGTCATCATCACCTGCATCGTATTGAGTTGCATGTGGTAAACCAAACACAGCAGAATCCTGCCAAGTAGTTCTAATAAATAAACTACTCGCATTTACAAACCAGATAGGTCGTTTAGCTGTAGAATCTAAATAACTATAAGTAACTGATTGTGTATTTATATTAGAACCAGACTCTGGATAAAACCAAGTAACTTCACCAAACAAGTTATTAATACCTGCATAAACCATTTGATTAGATGTTGTGTTTAAATTGTCATAGACATAATCTTCAACCAAACAGTCCATAGATTCTAGTTTACCGGTGTATCTAAAAAAACCATTATCAGACATCCAATACGCAGCTCCGTCAACTTCAACAGCTGCATTCCTACCAATCAATCCACAGTTAGTACCAACTTGTTCATAAGCAAATGTAAATGGAGTTCCAACAAAACGCATAGTAAATAAAGCCGTATCTGTCCAAACGTAAAGTGCGTTTCTACCAAGTTTAGCACCCATGATCCGTGATCCAGCGGCCAGTCTTTGTGTGCCAGCACTATTTTCAGCTGTGGGTGTATACTCATTAATGTTTTCTTGAGACGAGAATCTTATAAACATATCATCTTGTGAAGATTTATCTCCAATAGTTGTTTCAGTGCCAAAGAAAACTAAGTGACGATCGGGTGTAGATACTAACATATCTCTAGATGCAGTTGGTGCACCAGATATAATTGTTGCTCTTGTTCTTACAGCATTAGTTAGATCTGAGTTCCATTCAAAACATTCACCATTAAATATTAATGCAATAGCAGTGCTTCCTAAATTGTCTAAAGACCACATACCAGGTTCTGCAACTTTATCCGTGGTCGCTGCTGCTTGACCCCATCCAGAATAATTACTATGATCAGTTACGGTTGCACCATTAAGATGCGAAGCTCTAGTGGTTCCTCTAACTGCTCTAGTAATTCCGGTAAAACTTGTAGCTGTTACTCCTGTGTAAGATATTTCTTCTGTTCCTACTTGTATATAATTTGTTCCTGCTGTTGGAAAGTTAGCTGTGCTTGCTACATTAATTGTAGTTCCTGTTCCCCCAGTTCCAAACGCATCATTATTTAATGCTCCAACTAGTGTAGTAGTTTGAGGACTACTTGCTGTTCCCCCGTACTGAGATATACCCCATCCAAATACTCCAACCTGATCAGGTGGTCCTACATGATAATATTGAAAATAAGTTATTCCTCCAGAAGTAGTTGCTCCTCCCCCTGTTTCATTACTAGGCATTGTAATAGTTAATGCTGTTCCAGATACTGCTGTCACCATAAATTTTTTATCAGCAAAATCTGCAGCAACAAAATTAGATCCCGTAATAGCAACAAATGTACTAGCATCACCAAATAATATAATGTCACCAGTTTCAAAATTATGTGCTGCTGGAAAAGCAATAGTTACTACAGGTGAACCGTTAGTTGTGCTAAATCCATTTGTAATAGTTGTACCTAATGGATTAACTAAAGGGTGTATATCATAATAAACACCTCCTGTATAAACGTATAAAATTCTATTAGTGCCTATAAGCGAGTACTTAATACCTGTTTTATTTACCATGTGATGTAAACCCCTAGCTGCGCCAGTTAGTTTACTGCTTCCTAATTGAGACCAACCACCTATTTTTTCAGGTGTGCCATATCTAAAACGAACATTTGTACCACCTGTCCACTGTGATTCAGCGCCGGTAGATGTAACTTGTTTATTAAAACCTGGTAAAAATCCTAATTTTTGTAGCATAATATCACACTATATAGTTATATTTGTAATAAATCTAGATTAACTTGATCACCTATTACACCTTTTACAAAACTATTGAAAGCCAAACTAGTCCTAATATTAGGAGAATTCTTAGTATCTACGGAATGTAATAAATAAGAAGAGAATAATATAATTGAATTGGACCTTACTGGAAGTACAAAGTCATGAGAATTCCATGCATTGTATTCTTTAGGATACATTAAAAATTGTAAAGAATAATCCTGTCCTATTTTAGGTTTGTATATTCTGATACTATCTTTGTTAGGATCAGCATTAAAATATACCACACCAGATATAATACTATTGCGATGGTTATGTATGTGGTGATATCCTTTTTCTTTAGTTTCATTTAACCAAGATTGCGTAATATAAGGAGTTACATTATTTTTTGTATTTATAATTGTTTTGTAATATTCTTCTAGGTGAGACTGGCATTCTTTTTTTAAATTTAAATACAAAGGTTGTTCTAAAATATAATTATTCTCACTAGTTTTGTTGCCTTTATTTTCTTTATATACAACTTTATTATTTAAAATTTTATTTGAGATAGGTTCTTTTAAATCTGCTTGATAGATAGGGGTAGGAAATAAATTATGAATCATATGTTAAAAGTAATTAAAATTAATATTAAACCTTGCACGTTGATCAGTGCAGTTAGTGCTGCGGTGAAATTTACTTGGATCAAAAAACAGCATTCTATTTTCTACAGAGTTAATAAATTTATCTCCAATGTAAGTTCCCCCATCACAGGTGTTTAAAGAAAATAAAGCTCCTTTATGAGACTTTTTATTATCTCTGTGTTTATCATGAACAATAAGTTTATTTGTTCTAGGATAAAAATTAACTTTAATTCTTTTTAAAAATAAATCTTTTCCTATTTTATCTATAATTACTTTTATGTCTTGAAAGAAAGGACTATTAGGAGCATGGTCATTATACACTACATGAGTTAAATAAAAATTATAATCTTCTTTGTTTTCAAATGTAATATTAGGAGTATAAAAGTAAGGCAACTCCATTGCTTTTTTCTGTATATCTTTAAATACATCTATCGGTAAAAAATTATCTATTATTTCTATACTTGATCTTGCCATAATTTAAGATTCCATTCTTTCCATTGAGCATATTTAAAAGAAGTATGTACACTATTTTCTATATCTTCTTTTGTCATTCCTTTTATAATTTTTAAAAGTTTTAAAAAATCCTCATCTTTGTTTTCATCCCAAATATTTTTAGCATGATTCCAAAACTTAGATTTATAAGTAGAACCGTTTGCATAATGCCACAATATAAAATTTTGTACTTTATTAACATGATCTTTAATATTTAAACCTGTTTGATATTTACTAGTATTATTAAATATATAGTCATAATAAAACCTAGCAGTTTGTATATACATTCCCATGGCTGTAGCTTCTAACGGTTCTAAAAAGAAAAGCCTGTTTCCATTTAATAAAACCCTGTTATCTATTATAGGTTCTTTTGCTACGTATTGATTAAAACTAAATTCTTTTGCTTCAGTAACTCCAAAAGTTTTTTTAAAATCTTTTTTGGCATCTACAACACTAGTAATATTTTTGTTGAATAAATAACCTAGAGAAGTTTTTTGAGGTAAAGGAATATAAAAACACCAACCATTGTTGTGGGCAATAGATCTGGTCCATAACACATCATTTTCTTTTTTAGGAAGACTACCCAGTAATGCAGTGTTTAAAGGATTGTGTAATTTATCATAGTTATCTAGATTTTTAGGTGTTCCTCTACAATCTACTATATAGTCAGAATCAATACTATCTAAGTTATGTATGTTTTCATCTGTTTCTTTAAAATTAATTTTTAAATTGTTACACACATAGTCTTGAAATTGTTTAGGTTCAAAGTGTAAAGCATAAGTTCCTAAAGGAAAATTGTGATAAATTTTTTTATTTTTCTTACCAAAGTTTTCGTACATAATACCTGTTTTAATTGTATAAGGAAAATTAGTTAAGTAACTTGCTCCAAAATTTTCAAACAATCTTTCTGGAAAACTTAACGTAGTTCCTTGACCAGTAGGTACTGGAGGAATACTAGAGTCATAGATAAGTTCTATATCTATTTTTGTATTTAATTGTTTTTTAAAATGAGCAAAATGCATTGCAGAAATACATCCAGCGTTTCCTCTTCCTAAAATAGTTATCTTCATATTAATTAAACGTTGCTATTGCAATTATTCTGTGACCTTTTTTAGGGTAAACCATATAATGAGGACACTGGTTAAAACAAACTCCTTTAAATTTTTCAGGTACAATCTTTTTTATAATCTTATCTTCTTTTTTATTTAAAAGAACTGTATGTGAATTTATATCCATAGGATCATTTAGATAAATAATCAATTGTTTGTGCGGAAAGTCATGATCAACATGTGTTCCAGATTTATCTGCTCCATCATAAAAAGCTACATTAAGAGAATATCTTAATATGTTTTTATATTTAATTTTATTTTTATTACAAAATTGATTTAATATTTTTATAAAAAAATCTGCATATTTAGAGTTAATACCTTTATCATTTTTCTTTCTTTGTTCTATTCTGCCTACAATAATGTGACTTAAAAAATGTTTGTTATCTTTTCCAATAGTATTTTTTTGTAAATAAAAAGGAAAGAATCCATGTAGAGTAATTTCATCTAAAGTATGTTTATCTTCTGGTGATAAAAAATTTTTATCTTCTTTATAAAATAATTTCATTTTATTATAAGCATATTCCAATCAAGTTTAGGTATAATTTCCCCTAACTCAAAATCTTTATTTTTGCTTTTCTTTACATATTCATTAAGTTCTTCAACATCTAAAATAACCCATTGGTCTTTAAACTCAAAAACCATTTTGTCTGCTTTGCTTTTTAAACTTCCTTTTTTAAAACCTCTATTGTTAGAAGCTTTAGTAAGATCCCTAACATCAAATTTAAAAAAAGCATTTTTATCTTTTAGAATACCTGCAATATTCCAAGAGCTTTGTTTAGTGGGTCGCTCTACGTTAGTTAAATACCTTTCAAATCTTTCTAATATGGTCATTCTAGATCTTGAATATATATTATTTTTGTGATAATAAAACTAAAAAAAAATGAAAGAGACATGGAATTAGAAAACTATTGTTGGATATTTAAATCGGTCTTAACACCTAAGTTTTGTGATGATTTAATTGAACATTCTAAAACTAAAGAAGAGCTATTAGGTTGGACGGGTAATCATAAACCTCATTCTACAGATATTAAAGCTATAAAAGATTTAAAAAAAACACGAGATTCTAATATTATATGGATGGATGGTTCTTGGATATACCGAGAAATACACCCCTATATAAACCAAGCTAACAAAGATGCTAATTGGAATTTTGAATGGGACTATAGTGAGGCTTGTCAGTTTACTAAATACCAACTTAATCAACACTATACTTGGCATGTAGATTCTTGGAAAAAACCTTACAAAGCTCCAAACGAATTAGAGAAACATAACAAAATAAGAAAGTTATCTGTAACTTGTTCTTTATCTGATCCCAAAGATTACCAAGGAGGAGAATTAGAAATAAATATAGCTAACCCAACTAATACAAATAAAAAAAATATAATTACTTTATCCGATGTTCCTAAAGGAACAATTATTGTATTTCCAAGTTTTCTTTGGCATAGAGTAAAACCAGTAACTAAGGGTACAAGATACTCATTAGTAGTATGGAATTTAGGAGGTCCATTTAGATGAACGAAAATATACATTTTGAAACATACTTTCAAACACCGGTTTATGTAACTGAGTTACCAGAATTAATAGACCAATTAAATGAAGCGTCAGAACCACACATAAAATATGCAAAAGAAAAAAATAAAATATTAAGTAAGGAAAGAGATAAAGCTCTTGGTAAAAAAATTGGAGATCTAGGCATGTCTCATCACTCCGGTCCTTTAGTTGGTCTTCCTGCATTTGCTGACATTCAAGGATATGTTGAAAGAAGATCATTAGAAATAATGAATCACTTAGGTTATGACATGACTACTTATGACATGACGTGGACTGAAATGTGGGTACAAGAATTTTCAAAAAAAGGTGCGGGATATCATAACGCTCACATACATTATGATAACCATATTAGTGGTTTTTATTTTTTAAAAAGCTCTGAGCATACTTCTCATCCAATACTTAAAGATCCCAGAGTAGCTAAAATGATGTCAATGTTACCATTAAAGAATCCTAACGAAGTTTCAATGGGTAGCGGATCTATTCACTATAGACCAAAACCTGGAACCCTTATACTTTTTCCAGCTTATCTTGAACATGAGTTTTCTGTAGATCTAGGTATTGATCCTTTTAGGTTTATACATTTTAATCTTCAAGCAGTTAGAAAGCAGGAACATGTCTAGTGAACAACTAAATAGGTTTTTTTATTTTGGTCCACTACTATTTAAAACAAAAGTAGATAAGTATAAAGACATGCTTAAAAAAATTAAAAAAGAATATAATTACAATAAACATTTAGCTTCTCATATTAATGAAACT